AGAAAAAAAGGGGACCGTTGCCGGCCCCCTCCCCGTTATCAAGCGGTGGTGATGTCCTCAATGGATGCGAAGGCAGATGCCTGGCGCACCGCAACATCAAATGTGATGATGCCGCGAACCGAGGTCAGGGCCTTGCTGAAGTCATCGGAGTCAGTGCCCACGGTGATCTCAAGGCCGTTGCCGTAGAAGCCCAGCATTGCCTGGCTGAAGTCACCAGCAACCAGAGCGGAGCAAACGCTGGAGCTAGAACCCTTGGTGAGGTTGGAAGGCACAGCGTTAGTGACGGCGATCGGGTAGCCGTTCAGGGTCAGAGGCGTGGGGCCACGGCCAACAGCCTGCAGATCGGTGTTGTAGAGGAAAGCACCGTCAGTGGCGGAGGAACCACCAGCGCGGAGTTTCTTCAGGCCACCCATCACCTTGGCGTTGGTGACATAAGCCATGTTCGGGCCGAAGGCGTTGTCCTGGGTGACTTCAGTCTCCAGGTCAACAATCTTCTCCATGGTGATTGCACCGCCGTTGGTGCCCATGGCCACAGAGCCAATGCCGCTGGTGTTGCGGATGCCGGTGGGCTGACCGGAAGAACCGGAGCCGTTGAGCACTGCGGAATCAACTGCAGCGTTGATGCCGTCAGTCAGGTCACGACGCACCAGCTCTTCAATGCCAGGAGTGGCTTGAAGCAGGGTCTGGCGGCTGTACTTGGACAGTGCTGCCAAGTTCTTAGGTGACATCGTCACCTGATCGAAGGTGGACTCACCTTGGGTGATCGCGGTGGTCTCGTTTGCCAGGTAGTAGACGCTGGCAACACCAGAGCGACGGGGGATAGCCACGTCACCAACCAAGCCGGTCAAGGTACGAACGCCAAGGCCAACCACTGGGGAAGAATTCCGCAGTGCCTCGATGAAATCATCGGCCAGGAGGTCGGTCTCGACCAAATTTCCTCCAGTCGTCGCACCAGAGGTGACGTAGGTGGCGCGTTGGCTCAGGGCAGAGAACGGAACAAAGAAGGAACGCTCACCAGTGGCGCTCAGGCCGGAGGTGCGTGCAACTTCTTGGCTCAGTTCACGAACAAGACCAGCACCGTGGGAGGTCCAGTCACCAGTGATCAGGGCGCGAACGCCGTCCATGAGCTGATAACGCTCTTG